CAGAGAATGCCTAACCCGCTAGAGCAGTATGCAAGTTTTAACTATGTATTTACATTAGGGTGTTTAACAGATTTTGAGCAAGCATTTCCGGATTTAACTTATCGAAAAAAAGATCCAAGTATTATAATATTAAGAAGCGGCGGAGGCCCAACTCCGGGCAGCGCAACTTTGCATGAATCAGCAGGAAAAACTGAGTATTTTATAGATGATGTTGACATAGAATCAATTATTACAGGCAACCCAGCAACCCGTTCTACTAATGCAACTAGTGTAAATTTTAAAGTAACAGAACCATACAGTATGGGAATGTTCCTTCAGGCATTGCAAGTATCGGCTATACGAGCTGGCCATGCTAATTATATAGAAGCTCCTTTTCTTCTTACTGTAGAATTTAAAGGGTATGATGATGCTGGAAATTATGTTCATGCTAGTAACTTACGTAGAATGTTTCCATTAAAACTTGTAAACGTTGAATTTGATGTAGCAGAATCAGGCAGCGAGTATGCAGTGCAAGCAATTCCGTTCCACGAAATTGCATTAACTGACACAGTGCAAAATACACACACTGACGTAAGTTTTTCTGGATCAACTGTTGCTGAAATGTTACAAACTGGCGAAAACAGTTTAACACGTATTTTAAACGATAGAGAAATAGCAGCAGAAGTAGCAGGAAGATCTAATAAAGGAAATCAATATGTTATAATGTTTCCAACTACTTCTTCATCAGCATCGGAGTCGTCGCAGTTTATGTCGGGCCAACAAGAACAATCTGATGATACTGCTACTACACGCGAGTTTACTGATGATGAAATTAAAAGATACTATATTTCATCTACAGGAGACGTTAACGGCACAGTGCCTATTGATTATAGAGCTGAAGTAGAATCAGCAGCTGGAATAACACTTAAACGATCAAATCTTGGAGAAAATATTCGAGAGTATGCTGAAAAATTAGAGAATACGAATGCAATTGGTCAATCTAAAATTGTTAATGCTAATACTGACGGCGGTACTCGGCCTTTGCAATCATCTACTAATGCCGAAAATGAAGATACTAGAGGAGAAGTGGACTGTTGCTTAGTAAATTTAACAGGCGATGTTAGACAGGCTACTTTCTCTGCTGGCAAAAAGATTCAAACTATAATCGAAGAGATTATTATTACTAGTGAATATGGCAGAGACATTGCATCTAAAACCGGCGACACTAATGGTATGATTCCATGGTTTAGAATTGAAACACAAGTGTTTAATGCTGATTCTACTGCTGAAGTAGTTGCACAAACAGGTATTCCGGCACGAGTATATGTTTATCGAGTAGTGCCATATTTGGCACATCTAAGTAAATTCCAAGCAGCAAGTGATACTAGTCCTGGCATTCCTCAATTGTCTCAGCACGTAGCAAAAGAATACAATTATATGTACACTGGTAAAAACAAAGATATTATTAATTTTGATATTAAATTTAATGCAGCATTCTTTACTAGTATATCTGGAGATATGGGCCAGGCAGGAGCTGATAGTAAAAATGCTGTTACACAAGAAACTGTAGCAACTGGCGAAAATGCTTCTCCTAGTACATCAGATGGTAATACAATTGCAACACCTGGTCGTACGCAATCGGCAGTAGCAATGCCTAATCGAATAGACGGCGGCATCGGTTTTTTAAGTCCAGAATCTCGAGTGGCTAGAGATTTTAACGAAGCATTAATGAATAGTCCAACAGACTTAATTGAAGTTGATTTAGAAATTTTAGGCGATCCGTATTTTATTACTGATAGCGGCATGGGCAATTATAATGCACTACAGGTTCCGGGGATATTAAATATTACTTCAGATGGTACAATGAACTATCAAAACGGAGAAGTAGATGTTGAACTTAATTTTAGAACTCCTATTGATTACGGTCCGAGCGGGTATATGGATTTTCCGGGTGGCGGCACTACACCTGTAGCTGAGTTTAGTGGATTATATCAAGTATTATTTGTAAGGAATTCATTCAGTGGCGGACAATTTACACAAACTCTCCAAACAATACGCAGACAACGACAGGATTCTTCGTTTGTTGCATCTGCTAATGCAGGAGTTCTTAATACAGGTGATGAAAATGGTCAAATGGTAGAAACTAATGCTAATGCTATAGTAGGTAGTGCTGACGATAGCAACCAGGGCGTTGCTCCAACACATTCATCTCGCCCAGATCCAATTGATGGTGGTATTCCGCCCGGAACAACAACTGGCGGCCCAAGTAAGTTACGACAGAGGCAAGAAGCAAAAGCAGCAGGCCGCCAAACTGGCCCTCAATAAGGAATAAACAATGGCAGGAAATGATACTAGAACACCAGACGTACAACCGAAGTCAAGTTCGTTTGACGGACCAGGTCCGTTTATGGCAATTGTACGAAATCATTTAGATACTGAATACATGGGTTCACTAGAAGTTGAATTGTTAAAATCAACAACTGAAGGCAACACTACAAATGTATCTGGAGAATTGGCAACGGTAAGTTATCTAAGTCCATTTTACGGTGTAACTCCATATAGCGGAACAAGTGACAATGACGGATTTGATCACACTCAAAAAAGTTACGGTATGTGGGCTGTTCCTCCGGATGTCGGATCTACTGTGTTAGTTATTTTTGCCGAAGGTAATAAAAGCCGAGGGTTTTGGATCGGATGTGTTCAAGAAAAGTTTATGAACTTTATGATTCCTGGCAACGGAAGTACAAAAAATAATAAAACAGATCAGAGTACAATATTACCGGTGGGTGAATATAACAAGCGAAATGAAGCAGGCTCAGGTAACTCGCCGACTGCATTTTTAAAACCAGTTAACACTGATTCAGTAGATCAGCTTACAAAAGCAGGATTAATTAACGATCAAGTAAGGGGTGTAACTACATCAAGTGCCAGGCGAGAAGTGCCTAGTATGGTATTTGGTATGAGCACACCGGGCCCGTTAGATCGCCGGCCAGGTAAACCTAGAGTTAAAGTAGGTTCTTCAACATCGCAAACAGATCGTCCTGCATCAAGATTAACTGGCTCTACTTTTGTAATGGATGACGGCGACCCTAGTTTGTTTAGAAAAGGGCCTGCTGCTACTACACCTAGTGAATATGCTTCGTTAGCAAATGGAGGCGATCCTATGCTTCCTGCGAATGAATTAATGCGGCTTAGGACTCGAACTGGCCACCAAATATTGTTACATAACTCGGAAGATTTAATCTATATTGCACACGGCAGTGGACAAAGTTGGATAGAAATGACAGCAGCTGGTACTATTGAAGTGTACTCAAAAGGAAGTATAAGTTTTAATTCAGATGAAGACATAAACTTTAATGCTTTAAAAAATATTAATATTAAAGCAGGAGTTGATATTAACACGATTGCACTTAATCAAATGTTAACACAAACTGGAGCAAACTGGGACGTATTAGTAGGTGCAGACGGAAGACTAACGTGCAGCGGCACAAGTAATATTAGTAGTAGTGGTCACTATGAAACAGCATCTCCGATTCATATGAACGGCCCTACAGCAGCAGCTACAGCAGCAAGCGCAGCAGAGCCGTCTACAGTTCCAGAAGGTTCTGGTAGTACGCAATCAGAAGAGATACCGGATACGTTTGCTGCATGTGTTGCTGCTACTGATTCAACAGAAAGTGTTGCTGCTGATACAACTTCGCAGACTGCAACAGTTACAGATACGCCTTCAAGAGACGGTGACGGCAAAGAAGGTAGCGAAGTATCAAAAGGACCAGATGACGGACTTAGAGGAACATCGTCATCAGTAGGAACTAGCGGAACAGCGACTTTAACAACACTAACTAGCGGTCCACGATAAGAGGTAAATACAGTATGAGCACATTAGAGAAAAAACTTTATAAAGAAATAACTGTTAAAGGTACAACTCGTCCTGATTACGGCATCGGCGAAAAAACCTATAAAGGATTCTCTACTGTTAATCCTGATAACAATGGGTTTAAGTTATATGATTTAACCCTTGTAAAGCAGGACATTATTAATAATTTTCACATTCGTCAGGGCGAATTACTTAGTAACCCAAATTTTGGTACCATTATTTGGGACATTCTATACGAGCCATTGACTGAAAATCTCAAGCAAGTTATTGCTGAAAATGTAACTACTATTATTAACTATGATCCAAGAGTTAGTGTTTCTAGTATTACAGTTGACCAGTACGAAAGTGGTTTGCAAATAGACGCAACCATAGTCTTTTTACCATATAATATCGCTGAAAATATGCGATTGACATTTGATCAAAACAACGGATTCTTAGCTAACTAATTATATACGCGGTTTATTATATTTAATAAATATACTATAAGTTAGAGGAAAGTAAATCCATGTCAAGTACAGATAGACAGAACAGGCTACTAGTAGCAGAAGATTGGAAGCGTATCTACCAAAGTTATAGAAACGCTGACTTTAAATCATACGACTTTGATAATCTTCGTCGCACAATGATCAATTATATTCGTCAAAATTACCCAGAAGATTTTAATGACTATATTGAGTCAAGTGAGTATCTTGCTCTCATTGACTTAATTGCATTTTTAGGTCAAAACATTGCTTTCCGTACTGATTTGAATGCTAGAGAAAACTTCTTAGAGCT